TTTACGACTACCCTTGCGAGTTGCTGGGGTAGCGACAATGTGTTTGTTTAGCAACAGACTTCTAAAAAGTTCTGCTGAGTGTGCGTTGCGAGTTGCCTGAGCAATCTTATTTAGTGGTGGTCTTCTTTTCTTCATAGTCCTATTATACATTACCCCACTGACATTCAGGGGAATTGATGAGCGTTTCTTAATTATCGTAACCTATCTGTTATGTTTGGCTGCCGACCCCGAAGGGAAGACCTAGAAAGGTTTGAGTGTGTCTATTTTCCTAGCAAGATTAGCAATTGCTTCATCTTTACCTTTTACAATTTTCTTATACTGACTGAGCAAATAACTCTGCCAAAATAAATAAGCAACGATTGGAACATAGCCTAACAATAAAATAATTTCCATTTATCTCTCCCAACAAGCGTCAAAAAACTTACCAGATAAAAATCTGTCGTTGTCATTTTTGAACATCTCAGCAAACTCATTTACTAAATCGCTAAAAATCTGCTCACCCTCTAAACCTAAACTTTCAAGAGCAGGTCTAAATGCTGAAAGTATATCAGCAGTTTCTACATAGTCCTTGCGTGTCATCATTAGTTATCTTCCTTTTTGTTTAGAGTGATTAGCAGAGTGATTAGTTCTTGGCGTTCTTCTGGTGAGAGTTCTAGTCCAAGTTCCATTGTGTGAGTTGAGCCAACTTCTTTTGTTGGGTTGATTGTTGCGATTGTTAGTTGGAATAGTCCGTTAGAGCCAAAACTAAATCCACCGAATGAGTATCTTTTATCCATTTTATTTTCCATTTCTTCTTGATGTTATTATTATACAACCTACCACTGACATTTAGAGTTGGTCAGCAGTATAGTCTTTTAGTTCTTCACGCCAATCGTCAGGGTCTTCACCCAAATAGTTCAGGGTATCCAAGTTTAGTGGCATTATACCTTTGTATTCTTTACAAGGGTAGCAACTTACAGTATCCACTTCATAGACAGTGAAACAAAATACGCAAATATTTTTCATTAGTTTTCCTTTCGTTGTATTTCAATTATAGCCCCCACCACTGACATTTAGGGGAACTAGGGCGTGTTTCTTAAACTTCGTAACCAAACTGTTATTTTTGGGGTCGGCACCCCGAAGGGTGCTGTTAGCAATCTCCGAAGAGTTCGCTTTCAACAGTAGACCAGTCATCTTCTTGCTCGTGTAGGTCTTGGTCTCCCTCATAGTTGTCTGGTTCATAGTCATCGCTGTATAGTAGCATAGTTGCCTTTCTTAGTTAGTAGTTTCAGTATAGTGGATACCCCTGACATTGCGAGCATAGGCTCTGCCATACCATTGTCCATCATAGATTTTCTCAATGAATACTGGAGTTTCACCCATTGACATCAGGTGATAGATAAAGTTTTCTGCTTCATCATCTTCTTCAAGATAAATAGTGTTTCCGTTGATGTAGCCAAAGCCTGATGCGTAGTTTTTTGCTTCAGGGAATTCAATTAGAGAAACTTCCATCCATCCGTGAGAGTCATCAGAAATGAAATTGAATGTTGCCATAGTTAGTGCCTTTCTTGGTTGATAAGATAATTATACAGGGGACCACTGACATTTACTTTTTGGAATACATTTCCCAATGTATTTCACATACCCAAGGAAAATTGTCTCCAATTTGGACATAGCCAATAAGTTCATTAGAGCAAAAGTCGCAAGTCATTTCTTCCATAGTTTTTACCTTTCTTGATAATACTAGTATACAGGGAACCACTGACATCGCCACTTAATACACGACACGCCAGGGGCGGTCGGCACAAAATCTGGGGCATGTCAAGTAGACACACCCCAAACTTTATTCACTAAGTAAAAATAGCAATGCCATCAAAACTAAAATACCTATAAGAGTTATCAATCTTCATCTTCCTGCTCTTGAAGAAAATCTATGTATTCATCTACAGAAATTTGATAAGCGATTGGGTCGCAGTTTGCTAAAATTTGCGATGGATAAAAAGTTGAATAACCAATTTTGAATTCTGGATAACTTTCATCTAGCATTTCATCAAACATCTCTTCTAGTTCTTCTTGTGTGTGCTGTTCTCTAATGTCCATTAGTTGCTCTCCTTGTTTTTGTTGATTTGGTGAAGTGCTCCAAGTGTATACGCTTGGTCAAAGATTTGTCTAAAGTTTACAACTTGGTAAACATCAACATCAGCCTTTTCAGCGTAAGACTTTATTTTGTTGTAGTAAGTCCAAAAGTCTTGCTCACGCTCTTGATTGAATTTTTCCATACTGTCCATTTATTTTCCATTTCTTTTGAGTAATTCTATTATAAGGGTAACCACTGACATCAGTAGCGAACACAAGCGTGTTCACTTACTAATTCAGCAAATTCTTTTTCAGTAGAGAATTCAATTTCAACTCCACACTCTACGCATTCAGCAACATCAAAAACAATGCTAGTCTGCTCAGTAAATAGTTCTTTCATCTTGGACATAGTGCCTCTTTCTTTTCTTGATAATACTAGTATAGCGTTAGCCACTGACATTTAGGGGCAGGAATGCCCCTATTTTATCTTTATAACACTTTTGTTATGAAAACATTTCGGGCGTGTCTTAAACTCTTCTTAAATAGTTATCCACAAAGTTATCCACAGGGGGTCGGCACAAAAGTTGCGACATGTCAAGTTTCAACACGCCACAATTTTAGTTTTACTTTTTGTCCGTTTTGATTTGAGAGATAAAGTCTTCTCTCATTGACTTTTGAATTTCCGCTAATGCGAGTTTCCAGTCTTCCATTATTTATTCTCCATCTTGTTCACAATTTCGGCAATTTGCTTTTTTTGTTTTTCGTTTAGTTGTGCAAAACAAAGACCAAAAGCGTAGGCAGTTGGATTTAGTCCAGCAATTCCGTCTTTTGTTTTTAGTTCTAACATTAGTTCATTAGTGTCAAAGTTTTTATCTAACATTTATTTTCCATTTCTTTTGAGTAATTTTATTATAACAGTAGCCACTGACATTTAGCCTAGTGGATAGCGGTGAATGTGTTCGTTCACTAACTTTTCAAATTCAAGTTCAGTTGCGAAACTTATTTCAGTTCCACATCTAGAGCATTCAGCAAATTCAAGTTCAGGGATAGAGTTTAGTGTTTCAAATAATTCAGCCATTTTAGCCATTAGTTTTTACCTTTCTTAGTTATTTCAATTATACAGGGTACCACTGACACGCTACTTTCTAATTATTCTAGCGTCCTTGTTTTCGATTAGGAACTTCATTAGGTCTAGGTGATAAATTGCTGATACGACACGCTGACCTGCGAATGTGTATTCTACTAGCGTGTATTTCTTGCTTTCATTGTGGGACATAGTGCCTCTTTCTTTTCTTGATAATACGATTATAACCTTAGCCACTGACATTGAAGGGCAGGAAGGGGGCTATTTTGGGGATTATAACAATACCGTTATAAATGTTTTTCGGGCGTGTCGTGGGGTCGGCACCCTTTCGGGTGTTTGTCAAGTCTATTTATGGAAGTGGAACAGTTGTTTCGACAAGGTGGTCAGGGTATGAGATTAGACACATCTCACAGGAACGGAACACATTGCCATTAGAGATTACGACAAGGTGAGCAGGAATAGCGACTGAGCAGAGGAAACATTTTTTATCATTCATAGTTTTACTATACATCACACCTCTGACATTCAGGGGAACGACACACCCTTACTTAATTCGAACATTTGTTCGGTGGGTCGGCATAAATCTTGGGGTATGTCAAGTGCGACACGCCCACAAGATTATTTTTATTAGCGTTTTCTAGACCTAATAGCAAATACTAGACCTAACACAATAGACACAACTATAAACTGACCACCTATAAAATTCCATAAGGCAGACCTAACTGTATCTTCAGTGTTATCTGTGATTACGCTTGTGTATTCATAGGCGTAGCCTAATGCGAATGCGAATGAAGCAAGAATAAAACCTGACATTACTAGAGCAACTTTTACCATTTGTTTATTTTCCATTTCTTTTTATTGTTATTAGTTGTTGTTTAGTTTTGCGAACATTGCCATTAGTTCATCGAACTCACCAGCGGTCATTACATCACTTTCAGCAATTCGCATTAGTTCCTTGTATCTTGCTTTGATTTCGTAGTTAGTCATTTGACTTCTTTCTTTTAGGTGTTATTAGTATAGCATTAGGGTCTGACATTGAGCAATAGCGACACGCCTAAGCGTTAGCCTTTTTAGCAAGGTAGCGGAGTAAGTTCTGCTCTGCTTCAGTAAGTTTGATACCTGCCTTAGCATACTTGTCTGCTAGAGCCTGAGCCTTTTTGTATTCTTTCATTTGTATTACCTTTCTTTCTATACTTATACACTACACTAGACCACTGACATTTAGGGGCTATTTGGGGGTGTGTCGTAGTCCGTTATAAAGTTGTTATAAACGAACATCTGTTCGAATGTGCCGACCACCTTTCGGCAGGGTATGTCAAGTAGCGACACACCTACAACTATAAACTTTTATCTTGCCATCTATAACTTGTATAAGTGAGATGCTAGAGCAACGCTTACAAGCAAAGGTTTGTGAGTAGTTAGACATTTATTCTCCTAGTAAAAAGATTAGCGGTATTAGAATTAGTATGATTAGCAACGCTTCCATTAGTAGACCATCACAGCGTCAAAGTCTGCCAAGTGTGAGCAGTCTTCGCCATCTAGGTTAGGCATACCTTGGTGGTCTGTAAAGCAGACATCATCACCACAAGTGGCAGGTATCCAAGTCTCAGCCTGAGCAGGTGTCAAGGTAGAGAATGCGATACAGCCACAGCATAGAGACTTGTAGTCATTTTCAGGGTCATTCAACTTGAAACCACAACCAACACAATACATTTCGTTCATTTCAATTTCCTTTTCTTTAGATGTTATTAGTATACAGTGTGCCACTGACATTTAGCGATAGACACGAAGCATTAGTTTTACTATCTCAGTCTCATAGTGTAGACGCATAGCCTTATCTGTGGTGGTAGACAAGAACTTCTGTAAGTCTACGATACGCATTAGTAGGGCTGTCTTTGAGTTTCCGTGCATTTGAATTTCCTTTTCTTTTGATGTTATTAGTATACAGGTAGCCACTGACATTGGCAGGGTATTACTTGGCAAGTTCAATAACTGCTACAACTACCATACTAATTAGGGCTAGTGTAGCAACAGTTATGAAACAGACAATAGCAATATCTCCGAAGATGAATTCTTTATCTTTGAACATTTCATTTACCTTTCTTTGTATAGTTATACAGTAGCATACCCCTAGGACATTGTGAACACAAACACGCCCATTATTATCATTTCGTTATAAATATATTTGATAGGTGTGTGGTGTGTGCTCACTAATTTGTATAGGTGGTGTATGGTGGACCCTATATGATACACATATCCAAAATATTCAGAAATGTGTCAATATGAAATATAAAATATTTTTCAGAAACGAGCAAAGCGAGTTTGCTTCAGATTTTGGCGGTATATGGAAAGTTTACTCTCTTTTGACAAAGTATGAACCGTAACTGTCGTATTTAACATACCAGTATGCTTTACATTTGGAGCATTGCCATTCTTGTTTTGGTTTTAGATAACTTTCGTATGGTAGAAGGCATCTGTGTGTTTTGTTTGGGGTATTTATGAGTTTATATTTGTCATAAATAAAGTTAAATGTTAATACAGTTATCATTGCAGTAAAGAATATTAGGATTTCCATTATGGTAGCCTAACGTTCGGGGTATTGCGAAGCAATCCATGCTTTATCAGCCAAGCATTAACAAGTTTATACGACACTTTACTCTGATTGGCTATTTCTTTTGAATTCATGTTGGCTGCTATGCATTTTTCGAGGTATTCTTTTGACTCGTAATGCTTTACATAAGGAATTTTGGCTTCCATAAGTCTCTCTCTTTCGGTAGTATTTTCGCTAGAAAATTAGTATATCATATTTTAGGGGTATGTGTGTATGGAAACATACCTGTTATCGTCTCTATGGGGCATTTAAACCCTTATTTGCCCTATCTGGCAACTTTGTTGCATACTGGGAGATATGGGGGTTTGGTGTTTCTTATTTCGACCGTTTTAAAAATCCGAAAACACTTAAAACACTATGTATAATTATTCTATTATGTCTATATCCGATTGGGCTGGTTTAATACTAACCGCATTATCTATCATCGCTATTACCGTTGGCGGAATCAGATGGTATGTTACCGCAGAAATTAAAGTCCTATCAACCGAACTTAAAAAAGACCTAGCAGAACTCAAACCTAATGGAGGGTCATCTATGAAAGACCAGGTATCACGATTAGAGGAAAAGTCTCATAGATTAGAAGATAAAATTGACAACCTTTATAACGTTCTTATAAACGAAGGTGTCAAGACTAGCAAAAATAAAAAATCAGAAAAACCCGAACTTTAATTATTATTATATAATATATAAACTAGTAAATAAATTAATATATTAATATATACTATAGCCCTTAACTCTATTAGTTAAGAGGGTATCACACTTTTTGTGATTTGTCAAATAGAAAACAGAAATCCCTAACAATGATATAATTTATCATATAGAGCCAGTGTCTGATACTCTCTCTCATACCCACTTCAGGCACTGGTTCTTTTATTTATAGTGTATAATGATTGTATGTCTGATTACCTTATTCCCGATAACTTTGGTGCTGACCCTGCTTTTGTGCAGTGGAAGGTAGTCCGTGGTGATACCGCCAAAATCCGTATTGAATTTTACGAAGCAGATGGTGCAACACTATACAACATCTCAACCTGGACCTTTCTGAGTTCTGCCTATGATTTAAAGAACGGTGGATTCGATGCATTAACAGTCACTGCTGGCACTGGATATGTCGATATCACCGCTCCTGCAAACCTTACAAAAACATGGGGAACTGGTCAAACATCTATTGTAACAGAACTATCCTTTGATTTGCAAGTAACAATTAACTCTGAAATCTGGACACCAGTCATTGGTAAGATTACTGTTCTTGCTGATGTGAGCATTAACGCATAATGCCTGTCTACCACTCGCCAGCAATTTTAGGACAAGTAGTTCCAGACAACACTACCGATGTAATTATTAAAATTATTAATCAAGCACAAATTCCAACTTTAAGAATTGTGCCAATGCCAGGTGCTAAAGGAGACTCAGGCTCATTTGCAACCCTAAATCTTGGAGATGGACTAAACTACAACTCTGGAACTAACACATTGAGTATAACTAAAATTGATGGAGGAACTGTATAATGGCTAATATTGTTAAGATTGTTCCTAAAACTATTACCCCAGCAGTTGTGAAGATTTCTGGCTTGGTTGGACCTACTGGACCTGCTGGAAGCACAGGACCCACAGGACCTACAGGTGCTACTGGACCGCAAGGACCTCCTGGAGCACCAGGCACCGACCCTACGCCAACAGCATATAGTCCAGTATTTTCAAGTAGTGGAGGAACATCTCAGATTGCGTTTACAGGTACTCCAGCAACTGGCTCATACATGAAACAAGGCAAGTTAGTTCACTTTAGAATCAAGGTTCTCTATACAACAATGACTGCTTTTGGTGGTGGGGCTGGAAATCAATATTTTATTACATTGCCATTTGCTCCAGCAGAAAAATATGTATTTAGAGATGCTATGTATGAAAAAGCATCCAATAGTGGTCATTACGAATTATCTGCTCACGCTACGGCAGGTTCTACAACAATGGCACTTTATCATTCTGCTGGTGGAGGAAACGAAGTAACAATGAATCACAATGCCCCAGTTAGCCCATCAACAGCAGACTACTTTTACTTATCTGGGACATACGAATCTCAGTAATGCTATAATAGATATTGAACAAAGGATTTAGGTATGAAAATCGCAGTTTATACAATTGCACTTAATGAAGAAAAACACGTTGAACGTTGGTATAACTCTGTCAAAGACGCTGACTATATCCTTATTGCTGATACTGGTTCTACTGACCGTACCGTGGAAATTGCCAAATCACTCGGCATCAATGTATTCAACATCTCAATCAAACCTTGGAGATTTGACACAGCCAGAAACGTAGCCCTAGCCCTACTACCAGACGATATTGATATGTGCGTATCTCTTGATATGGACGAAGTGATTGATGAAGGCTGGCGTGAAGCATTGGAAACAACAACTGGAAATCAGATTACTTATGTGTTTAGAAATAAAAAAGATTTTATAAATGATAGAATTCATGCTAGACATGGTTTTATGTGGAAATATCTTATGCATGAATGTTTAGTGACAGACAGAACTGAAATGATTGACGAGTTTTGTCCAGGAATAGAGGTAACGCATATTCCAGATACAGAAAAACCAAGAACTCAATATTTGCAACTACTTAAAGATGCGTTAGCAGAGAATCCAGATATTGGAAAATATTATAGATATATTACACAAACCTATCTAAGTGAAAAAAGATTTGAAGAAGCAGAAGAGTATTTTTTAAAAGTTTTAGATATTCCAAATTTTCCAAATGAAGATGCTGCTCATGTTTATAAAACTCTTTCAGAAATTATACCTGAAAAAACTGGGGAATATCTATTGTTGTGTCTTCAAACAGCACCGCATAGACGTGAGCCATACTACTACATTGCTAAATGGTATGGAGACCATGAACGCTGGAAAGAATGTGTAGTTTGGTGTGAAGCAGCCCTAGAGGTTGATAAAATTGTGGTAGATGTGTTTAAGGATAATGATGCTTGGGGAGAACCTATGCTAGAATTATATAATAAGGCAAAGGAAAAGGCTAATAGATAATGAAAATTGCGGTATATACAATTGCTCTTAATGAAGAAAAGTTTGTAGAGCGTTGGTACGAGTCTGTTAAAGATGCAGACTATCTATTGATTGCAGACACAGGTTCGACAGACAAAACTAAACGTATTGCTAAAAAACTTGGAATAAAGGTAGTGGATATCTCTATTAAGCCTTGGCGTTTTGATGATGCTCGTAACGCTGCACTTGCTATGCTACCAGATGACATTGATTATTGTGTTTCTATGGATATGGACGAAACTATGTCCGAGGGATGGCGTGAATGCCTTGAAAAAATGACTGGTGACCAGATTGAGTATAGGTTTAATCTTAATTTTAAAGATGAAGAAGAAAATCATGCAGAACAAACTTTTATAAATAATAGAATTCATAAACGCTATGGCTTTAGATGGGAGTATCTCATGCATGAAGTAGTTTTTCCAAGCAGAGGATTTCAGTATAAACTTGAGTTTTGCGATGGACTAGAAATATCTCATCATCCAGATATAGAAAAGCCAAGAGTTGAGTATAATAAAATGATTGAAGATGCTTATAATGAATATCAAAATCCAAGATATCATTTGTATTATTTAATAGAGTTATCAAAATTTGAAAAAATAGATGAAGCAAAAATTGTTGCAAAAAAAATAACTAAATTAAAAGATGCTAATAAGGTAGACGTTGCTTTAGCATATAAATTTCTTGGGGATATTTCAAAAAGATTTAAAGTTTTTTATTACTTAAGGTCTCTGCTTATTAGTCCAACTAGAGAGGCTTATACAACAATTTCTGTTTTTTATTATAAAAAAGAAAAGTGGGCAATATCTTATTATTTTGCTAAAAAGGCAGACTCAATAAAAATAAAGACAAAAAGTATATTATTTTATCAACCTGTCTGGGGATATTTACCATTCAATTTAATGTCATCTGCAAAGCATAATTTAAAACTATTTAAACTATCTAAAAATTATAAAATAAAAAGAAGAGATATAAATGTACATTCTCCAATCTCTCACAAGTTTAAATTATTTAATGATTAGGCTGTGCTATAATTAGGTTATGAGTTCACAAGTAGCAACAAACACATCCTATGCAGTAACAATACCAGACCAAACTGATGTTGCAGACATTCAGGTAGCCCTACAACTATTGGCATACGGAACTACTTCTGCACCTGCAAATAACGCAGGTATTTTAACAAATTCTATATTTGGAAAAATTATTTATGAAGTTCAGCCAAATCCAACAGCAGTTAACTCAACATCAACGCTAACAATTGCACAACTACTTACATACATAGTTACATCTACTCCAACTGCCGCAATAAATTTAACTTTGCCAACAGGCTCATTGAGTGATACTGGAATTCAGGGTGCAGGTCAAACCTCACCAAACAACACATCATTTGATTGGTCTATTATAAATACTAGTGCCACAGCAGGTGCAACAATCACGGTATTGGCAGGTACAGGACACACCATCGTTGGCTCTGCTACAGTTGCTATTGGAACATCTGCTAGATTCAGAACTAGAAAAACAGCAACAAATACTTTTGTTACATATCGTCTTGCTTAAATAGTAGGAACAACTCTTACATAGGCAATACGACTATTTTTGTAGTTAGTTAAGGGTTCAATTATGGTCGTTCCTGCTCCTGAGTTTGCATTAACTACTTTGCCTTTTCCAATGTATATTGCTGAATGATAAAAACTCTTGTAACCCTTATATCCAAAAATAACAATGTCACCAATTTTTGGAGTTTTAACTCTAGTTCCAGCATATGCTTGTTTTGTAGCAGAATGTGGAAGGGTAATTCCAAATTGTTCATACATCCAAACAACCATTCCAGAACAGTCCCAACCATAAGTGTTTGAACCAGCAAAGACATATGGAGTTTTGTTTACACGATGAAATATCTTCATCAGGGTTTCTCTCATCTTGTCAGTATTCTTAGTTAACTTAGCACTGTAAATTAATTTGTTGGTAAAATTTTTTATTTTAGGTAATTCTTTTACAACCACCTTTGTTGTAGGTATTTCAGCAGCACTGGCTTGGGGGGTAACACAACCAGTCAGAGTCAAACTTAAAATTCCTGTAGCGAGTAATCTTTTGATTTTTAAATTATTCATATTTTCCTCCTTAACGGAAAAACACCTTTTTGAAGGGTGTCGTATATAAATTATACCACGAATTAACCTAAATGTAACCATTACATGTGCTATAATAAAAAGATAAACACTTGAAAGGTGGAAAATCATGGCTATTGATTTTGATTCATTACTTACCGTTGACGAAAGAAAAACGGTAGTTACTCAAAGAGTACAGCAACTAGCAGTAGAGGCTTATCAACTAAGTCTTAATCTAAATGTTCTAAATGCACAGGAAGAAACAAATGAGCAAGCACTCACAGACATCAATAATAATCTTAATTTGCTTGAGCAAATGCTTTCTGTTTACAATCAGGAACTGAATTCTCTAGGAGAATCTGACTAAACAAAATGTCAGTAATCATTCAGCACAAGAGAGGGACAGCAAGTCAGTGGACTTCGCTTAATCCCACTCTTGCTGCTGGTGAGGTGGGTTGGGAATCCGATACAAATAGATTTAAGATTGGTACTGGAAGTGTTGCTTGGAATAGCCTTCCATACTTTGACGAAACTGTTTTAAATTTATTAGAAAACTCCCCTGATTTTGTTCCTACTTTTATTCAAGCAACACCCCCAATAACTTCAGCAGAACAATATGTTTGGTGGGACATATCTAAATCGGATAATCTCACTTTATGGATTGAAGATGGTGTATAATTAAATCATGGCTCTTAGAAATGCATTCGATAATTTAGGTACAGAATCTGCTTTACGCAGAATTGCAAACCTCCTAACCTTTGCTAGAGACTCTAACGACCGCATTCGTGTTACTGTTGATGGACAGCCTGGTGTTAGCGTTTTTGCAAGAAACAACAGCACAAACATGATAAATGATAGCAGCGTGTCTTATTATAGTGCATCATCTTGGAATGCAACAGATTCTAGAGAGCCGCTAAGACAGCAGTATCGTGCAAACATGAACCTTACACAAAGAAATAGGTGGACATACTAATGGCATGGAGTAGCAATCTTAGAAAAGGAGTAGACCTTCCAACATGGGATTGGTTGGCATTTTTTCCAGCAGGTTCATCATTTCCAGGAACAGGTCATGCCTACGATGGAACTAGATATATTTATTGGTTAGTTCAGATTGGTTCAACTACCACAGCATCAACAACACAACTTTACAGATATGATACATGGTCAGAAGGGTGGCAGTTTTTAGCAGCAACTACAAACAGTTTTGCTGGTGCATCAATGGAATACGACCCAGTTAGAAATGTTTTATATGTTACTACTGGTAACACTGGAACAGAATGGCGTGTCTTTAACTTAAACACATCAAACGTTATTATTTCAAATGTTACTTGCACCCCTTTTACTTTTACAACAATGACACCAGTTCTTCCAGCAAATGCTGGTCTAGGTGCTGGACTAGTTCTGGCTGATGATGTCAGATTTGCTGACCCTGCAATTTCTGGAATAGCAACTGGTGGAACAACTTCAACAATTACAGTAGACTCAACAACAACACTTGCCAATCAAGGTCAAATAGGTATGGCTGTAAGAATGACATCTGGTCCATCTTCTGGTCAAAGAAGAATAATTTCTGCTGTTGCAACTTCTGTAACAACATTAACAATTACTGTATCATCTGCTTTTGGTTCCGCCATTGCTTCTGGAAATACTTTTATTATTGAATACCCACAAGGTACAGCAACAGCAACTTTTAACACAACAACACTTGCAGACACAACACAAACTTGGGCTACAAACTTTTATGCAAATATGGATGTTCTTATTATTTCTGGAACAGGCATTGGTCAGCGTAGACGAGTTGCCTCAAACACAGCCACCGTTTTAACTTTAGCGTCAACTGTTACAGGTAACGCAAGGACTGGTGCATGGGCTACTCAGCCAGATGCTACATCAGTTTACGAGATTCTTCCATCATCAGATTTTCTTTACTATCAAAGCGGAGCAAGCACTCAAACTCTTTACAAGATTGATGTTAATACTGGTGCAAACGCAGCAACTTGGACAACTTTAACAAACATTCCTGCGGCAATTAACGGTGGTGCTTCTATAGAGCACGGTAGACAGACATCACCTTTTGCACTATATATTGTTCGTGGTGCTGCTACTTCAAGTCTTTATCAATATAACATAGGCTTAAACACCCACACAACATTGACTACAGCATCCTTTAGCGGAGAAACACTTAACACAGGTGCTTCGATGACAGTTCTACCAGATGACAACAAACTCTGGATATTAAAAGAATCTGCTACAAGAATTTATACATACAGACTATCGGATGGAATTGTAGAACCAGCAGGAACAATGCCATATGCAGCACCATCAGGAAACGATGGTCAAAGAGCAATGTACTTAAAAACAGTAGATGGCGTAAAGTGGGTATACATTCTTCGTGCAGGTGGGCAAGAGTATTATAGATACGCTCTTGAATGGCTGTGATAGACTATGGCTCTTGAAGGTGCACTTGTAACAGTCGGAACAACAGCAACAAGGCTATCTGGCGTTACTTTTTCTGACAATATAAATTATAATTATCGTGGGCAGTCAATTCTAGTTCAAAATCCATCAAGCACCGTAACCGTATTTCTTGGCGGTACAGATGTAACATCTTCAGTATATGGATATAGATTGCTACCAAACCAGTCAATATCTATTGACTTATATCCTGATGAACAACTATATGCTGCAGTTGCATCATCTACGCAGGTTGTCAGCGTGATTAGGACTGGCGTATAATGAGTAGAATCAGTCCATATCTCTATATTGACGAAAATAATCTTGCAAAACTTTCTACCGCTAACGCTTTCACTGTCGGTGGACACACAATCGCATCTGAGGAAATAGGTGTAGTTCCGTTAGTCCTCAAAGGTGCATCAGGTCAAACAGGAGCACTGCAACAGTGGCAGGAGTTTGGAACAACTCCGTCTCAAGTAAACAGTACAGGTCAATTCCGTATCAGAACTTTTGCTAACTCTTTTGGTTTTACCGCTTTAGGTGTTGGTGCTGGTGCATCTACTGAACTAGGAATAGTTGTTAGAGGTGCAGCATCTCAAAGTGCTGACATGGTTGAAATACACGATAACTCCGCTAACATCCTTGCAGGTATATCCGCTACTGGTCGTATTGTCTCTGGTGTATCACAGACAACATCTTTAGGTTCTTTGCTACTGGGTGCAGTCAACACTGTTGCTCAACAGTTAGGTGTAGTGGCTCGTGAAACTACTACTGTTGGTGCTGTTATTCGTGGTGCAAGCGGTCAGTCAGCCAATCTCACCGAATGGCAAAACTCTGGTGGTGTGGCTTTAGCGACTTTAGCTTCTAATGGTAACTTTTCTGCTATCCAATTAAACACTGCTAACCTCTACGCATCTTTGCGTGAAGAAAACTCTGGTGGCTTTTTACGTTTGACAAAACAAAC